GTGAATACCGCGAACGAAGGGGCGACGCCGGTCTTTTCGTTCATCCATGGCAAGAACGCGTTGCTGTGTTACACGCCGCCGGCTCCGGCACTCCAGACGCCGAGCGCGGGCTACACGTTCCTGTGGCGCGGCATCTCGGCCGGGCTCGGCGAGCCGGCCGTGATTCGTCGGTTCCGGATGGAACATCTGCGCGCGGATCGCGTCGAAGGCGAACTGGCCTTCGACAACAAGGTCGTCGCTCAGGACATGGGCTACTTCTTCAGCGGTATCGTCGAGTAAGCGCGGCGCTCGACGAGTCGAGACGATAGCGGTAGACTGGCGGCCTATGAGCACACAGGCCGCCAGTTTGCCGTACACACACATCGTCACGAAGAACTTCGCCGGAGGCGGGCGGGAGTTCCGGATCGGGGATAAGTTCAACGCCAACGAAGGCGGCCCGTACCGGAATCTCGATACGCTCGTCCGCACGAAGTTCCTTCAGCCCGTCGTCGGCGAGCCGGTCGCGAGCATCGCGCCGGACGACGACGAACCGAAGAAGAAGTCGAAGTAAAGGCGGCGTCGAATGCCGAAGACCTACAATCCGAATCTCCAGCGGCCGATCGACAAGGTTCGTCTGCTGGCGACGGATAACGTCGCGGGGTCGATGGCGTTCGATGACGCCGAAGTCGAGTTTTTCCTCTCGGAAGAAGGCGGCAACATCTACTACGCCGCCGCGTCGATGGTGGACTCGCTGATTCAGCGATTCCGATCGGCGCTCCTGATCGACGGCAAGGTCTCGAAGAAGAAGGTCGGCGATCTCGAAATCAGCTACAGCGGGAGCGGCGGCGAAGCCTCCGTCATCAAATCGTTTGGTGATCTGGCGGCGCGTTTGCGCGCGCGCGGCGGCGTCGGGCCGAATCAGATCATGCCGTATGCCGGTGGCATCTCGAAGGCCGACAACGAAGCAATCGATTCGAATCCCGATCGGCCGAAGCGCGATTTCAAGCGGCGCATGGACGATAACCCGTTGGCCTACCCGCCATCCGATCAGTGGCCGTGGTAGACTGCGTGAACGAGCCGATGGCTCCGTGTCGTCAGCTTTGACCGCTGATGGACGGGAGAGGGTTCCGCGACGATTACCCGATCGCCGATGTGAACGTGACGCATCGGAAACAACTCGCCGGGACATCGGCTCGTTCCCTTCACATCTCCCGCGTATGGTATCGTGACGCTGCGGGGTAGCTCAGTTGGCAGAGCACGCGGCTCATAACCGCGAGGTCCGCCGGTTCGAGTCCGGCCCCCGCTTCCTTACTTTCATCACGAAAGCCCATGCCCATCGATCCCGCTCTGCGCGCGCTGATGATCGAGACGGTGACGATCGAGCCGATGATCGGCCAGAACGGTCATGGCGAAGAAGTCTTCGGTCCGCCGGTCGTGTACGAACAGGAATGCCGTGTTCAGTACGAGAAGCGAACCGTCACCGTCCAGGCGACGGTTGCCGGCCAGGGCTTCGGCCGGACGCTGATCATGGGCGCGCGGGTCTACATCGCGAGCGCGCCGGAAGTCGGGCTCCGCGATCGTCTCACCTTGCCGGACGGCACACAGCCGAAAATCCTTGAAGCGCATCGACACAGCGACGAGTCCGGCCCGCACCACACGGAGATCGTCTGCTGATGGCCGGCGGGTTCACCTGGACCGGTCAAGACGTCGTCCTGGGACGGCGTCTGCCGGCGTCCTGGGCGAAGTTCAGCGCGGCGGCGGGGAAGACCCTCTATAACGAGGGCCGGGCCATCCTGGCCGAAGCCAAGCGTCGGACGCCGGTCGATACGGGCGATCTGAAACGTTCGGGATTCGTCCGCAAGATCGATCTGCTCGGCGGCGGCTACACCGTCATCATCGGCTTCAACATGCCGTACGCGCTGATCGTGCATGAGGACTTGACCGTCTTCCATGCAACCGGGCAGGCGAAGTATTTGGAAGAACCGTTTCGGCTGGCGGCGGCGTCCATGCGCGCACGGCTTCAGGCCGGCGCGAATGAGGGGTTGAAATGAATCCGGCGGATGATCTGGCGAAGTGGGCGGCCGACAACGGGTTCGGCATCTACGATCCCGATGGGACGACATCGACGATCTTTACCGGCGACATGCCCGAAACGCCGCCAGACGCGATCGTCTTGCGCGATACCGCCGGGTACCCATCAGACTACGCCATGTCTGGCGCGACAGAAGCCGGGCCGGTGGTCGAGCGCGCCGGCTGTCAGGTCTCGATTCGTCGAACGACATACACGGCTGCCAGGGACGCCGCGTGGGCGCTCTACGTCAAGCTGTGCAAGTTCGCTGGCGTCACGATCAACGGCCGGTACTATCACATCGCCATGCCTCAACAGAACCCGTTTCCGATGCCACGCGGCCGGACGGCGACGCCGGGATGGACGACGTTCGTGTTCAATCTTGCGGTCGAGCGGAGATTTCCGGAGTGAGCGCGCCATTCCTCAGCTTCTACACGCCGACGTTTCGGCGGCCGGCCGGGCTCGCAGCCTGTCTGGCGAGCGTCGGCGGACAGACCTATGCCGATCATGTCGAACAGATCGTCATCCCTGATCACGTCGGGATCGGGATCGGCGGGATGTTCCAGCAGATTCCGCAGTACGCAGCGGCGATCCACGGTGAGTATGTCCATGTCCTGGCCGATGATGACGTGCTCGCGAACCCGACCGTCGTCGAGCTACTGTATCGCCGGTTGAACCCGTCTGGCGGGGCGCGTGTGCGGCCGGCAATGGTGGTCGTGAGTGCTGAGAAGGGCGGCGCGGTCTGGCCCGCTGGCGGCCCGTGTGCGCCGCAGGAAGGGGCAATCGATCTCGGGTGCCTGATCACGCGCGCGGACATCTGGCGCGAACACGTGTACGCCTATGGCGCGCGCGGGCGCTACGAAGGGGATTTCGATTTCGTGAAGAGCGTCTATGACTCCGGTCACGCGTTTCTCTGGATGACGGAAATTCTATTCTCGCGCGGCGGCGTCAGCCGTGGCGCGCCAGAGCCGGTATGAGCTACATCGATCCACACGGCAAGGTGCTGAAGTATCTCCCGCAAGTCATGGCCTGGGACGGCGGCGTGAAGCCTGCGCCGGTCACGATCGAGTGGGACTTGTCGAATCGCTGCGTCCTGGGCTGCCAGGACTGTCACTTCGCCTACACGCATACGCGCGGGCCGTGGGCGTCTATGGATGGCCGGATGCTGCCGATGGCGCATGATCGCGCGGGCGATCTGGCAGATTTCGATCTGACGAGTCGAACCCTGGCGGATGTCGCGGAGTTCGGCACGCGCGGGATCGTGTGGACCGGCGGCGGCGAGCCGACGACACATCCGCGATGGAAGGACATCATCACGCGAACGGCGGACCTGGGCCTTCAGCAAGGCATGTACACGGCTGGCGTGCTGCTCGACGTGGAGGCGGGCGCGTTCCTGGCCGATCACGCGACATGGGTCGTCGTCTCGCTCGATGCGATTGAGGCCGCGAAATACGCCGTCGAAAAAAATGTGTCCGAACTTATGTTTCGGAAAGCGTGTGATGGCGTGCGCGCGCTCGCAGGCCGGCGCGCGACGATCGGCGTCTCGTTCCTGTTGCACGATCTAAACTGGCATGAGGCGGCGGACATGTACGTCTTTGCGAAAAAGCTCGGCGCGACGTACGCCACGTTCCGGCCCGCTGTGCAGACGAAGCCGCACGAGCCCGACAAGATCACGCACGGGCGCGCCTGGGTTGATTGGGCGTTGCCCGATCTGAAAAAGCTCGCGGCCCAGCCCGATATCGAATTGGACGTCGAGCGCTTCAAGCAGTACCGCGACTGGACGGATCACGGCTACGCGTCGTGTCTCGGCATTCGCCTGAACACGACGATCACGCCGGACGGCCGCGTGTGGGTCTGTCCCAACCGGCGCGAGTTCGCAGACGGCTCGTGTCTCGGCGATCTCCGCGTCGAATCCTTCCGCCAGCTCTGGGCGCGCCATCCTGGCGTCTGGACAGACTTCCGGACGTGCCGGGCAATGTGCCGGCTACATCCGGTGAATCAAACACTGGACGCTGCCTTGTCGCCGCGCGCGCACGACGCGTTCATCTGATCGGGGAGTCGCGATGTCGTCGAAGTGCGATGTGCTGCTCGTGCATCCGGGCGCGAGCTGGTCTACGGCCGATGTGTTCAACGGGCTCAAGTTCGGGATGCAGTACCACGGCGCGAAAGTGGGAACGTATCAGCTCGACGTCCGCATCTCGCGCTCGGCGCGCTGGCTTCGCTGGAACTGGACTCGAAGCGGCAAAGATGGTGCGCCACCGAACCCGCGCGATGCGCAGTACCATGCGGCGTCCGGCGTGATCGAGCGCGCCTGTCGGCTCGATCCGGAGTGGGTCTTCATCGTCTCGGGCATGTACTTCGATCTCGATCTGATCAAGTTCCTCAAGCGCTGTGGCTTCAAGGTGGCGATCCTGTTGACGGAGAGCCCGTACGACGATGATGCCCAAGTCGAAGTCGTGAAGCATCTCGACATCGCGTTCACGAACGAACGATCGAGCGTTGAGCGGTTGCGCGCGGGGAACCCAAACGTGCATTACCTGCCGCACGCGTGGCACCCGGCGATCCATGTGCCGCAACTGATCGGCAATGAGACCGACGTGGCGGCTCATGACGTGCTCTTCATCGGAACCGGCTTCACCGAGCGGATCGCCTTTCTGAAGGCCGTTGACTGGCAAGGGCTTGATCTCGCGCTCTACGGGTACTGGACGAAGCTTGGGAGCCGTGCAACGCTGAGGACGGCTGTGCGCGGAGGCGTCGTACCGAACGCGTCTGCCGCACAACTGTATCAGCGGGCGCGGATCAATCTGAACCTGCATCGGACAAGCAAGGGCGTCACGGCGAATGCCGAGACGCACATCGACCACGCGGAAAGTCTGAACCCGCGCGTGTTCGAGCTAGCCGCATGCGGCGCGTTCTTTGTGACCGATTCGCGCGCAGAGCTGATCGACATCTTCGGGGCAGGCGTCATTCCCACGTTCGAGACGCCCGAAGAATTGTCGGAACAGTTGGCCCGGTTCAAGGATGACGAAAAAGCTCGTCGCCTGATCGCCGGGGCCGCTCACGAGTGCATCAAACCGCACGCGTGGACGGCGCGCGCAGAAACCGTGCTCGCCACTCTCAACGGGAGTATCGAGCCATGCCGGTTTACCACGGACGCAAAGGCGTCGTCTACATCAGCACATCCGGGTCCAGCGCTGCCGTCATCGTCCTGAACCTGACGGACTGGTCGCTCGACATGCAGACCGACACGGTCGAAGTCACGTCATTCGGTGACGTGAACAAGACCTATGTCCAGGGTTTGCCCGACGTCAGCGGTCAGTTCTCGGGCTTCTGGAACGATCTCGAAGACAAGCTATTTCAGGCATCTTCGTCGGCAGACGGCTGCAAGATTTACCTGTACATGTCCGCCGATGCGCCATCGAAGTACTTCTATGGGCCGGCGTGGCTGTCTGTCTCGATCACGAACTCCGTGTCGGACGCGGTGAAGATCACCGGGTCGTTCACGGCCAACGGACCGTGGAAGCGGACGCCGTAAGAGCCGCTCACGCGCGCGCACCACTGGCCCGGCGTGTATGGTAAGGTCGGGCCATGTTCGGCAAAAAGGGGACAGGCGGCGCGGTCAAGTACGGGTATCGTCAAGTTGCAGGCGTCAACGCATGGCGCTACGATCCCGAACCTGAACACGCCGCCGCGCCGGTTGGCGCAGGGACCGTGAGTGTCGATCTCTACGACATTGATCCACTCTGGACATCACAGCAGACGGTGTTCGATCTCTTTGTGATCGAAGGCAAAACGCGCTGGTGTTTCGAGAATGCGGAGATGATGTCGGAGACGTGCTTCCTGGTCGGGGGTCCGCCCACACGCCGATAGAAGGTGAACGCGTCCTATGCAGCTTTTCATCAATCCGAAAGACACCGTCCGTCTGACACTCTTCGACGGCCAGCACTGGATCGACGTGAAGAAACGTCTGTCCGTGAAGGAAACGAAGGACATCCAGGCGGCCGGTATCACGCACATGTCCGCACGCGCGTCGCAGGAATCGATCCCTGAGGATCAGCGCGAGGTCAAGATGGGGCTCGACATGGGACGTCTGTCCCTGGCGCGAGCCGAGAAATACGTGGTCGGGTGGTCGTTCACACTCGGCGAAGCGCCGGTCGCGGTCACGCCGCAGGCCATTTCCGATCTCCTGCCCGAAGTGTTCGACGCGATCGATGTCGCGCTCGATGCGCACATCAAAGAGCAGGAGGCCGAAAAAAAGGCCAAGACTGGCGGGACTACTGCACCCTCGGAATAAGGATCTGCCGCTACATGCGGTGGTCCTGGGATGAGTTCGAGTCCACGCCGAAAGACGTCATCGATCGACTGCTTGAAATCATCGTCGAGGATGAGCAGAAGCGCGAAGCGGATGCCCAACTCGAAGCGTTGAAGCGGAAGCACGGCAAGAAGTAAATCCCACACTTCGCGCCGTGCTTCGATCGATTGGGGGACGGCGTCATGGACATCGGCACGATCGAAGGAGCGCTCAAGCTCCGCGATGACTGGTCCGGCCAGTTCGCCAATCTCGCCAAGCAAACCCTCTCCCAGCTCAAGAAGATCAGCGGTAGCGCGGTTGAAGTCGGCGCGGCGGTCGCGACGGCGTTCGGCGGCGCTGCGCTCGCGGCCATCGCGGATGGCACGCGTGCGGCCATCAAGTACGAGCAGGCATTCGCAGGCGTCAGGAAGACCGTCGAAGGCAGCAAGGCCGAACTGGACGCGATCAGCGATGCGTTCCTGGAGATGTCCACGCGCATTCCAATCGCGGCTGATGAACTCGCGAAGGTCGGCGAGACGGCCGGACAGCTCGGCGTTGCACAGAATGACATCTTGTCGTTCGTCGATACCGTCGCGCGAATCGGCGTCTCGACGAACCTGTCGGCTGAAGATGCCGCGAAGGGCTTCGCGAACCTTCAGAACATCATGGGGACGACTGGCGCGGGCGTTGAAAAGCTCGGGTCTGCGGTTGTCGATCTCGGCAATAAAGGGGCGTCCACCGAAAAAGACATCGTCAACATGGCGCTCCGGATCGCGAGCGCCGGCAAGGCGGCCGGGCTGACTGAACAGGACGTGCTCGGACTCGCGGCCGGCATGGCGAACCTGGGCATCAAAGCCGAGAAGGGCGGCTCGGCGGTCTCCGTCGTGCTGTCCAAGATGGGCGTCGCCGTGGACATGGGCGGCGAGAAGCTGAAGGCGTTCGCGAATCTCGCCGGCACGTCAACGCAGGCGTTCGCGGATGCCTTCAAAAAGAACGCGGCCGATGCATTCGTCAGCGTGGTTGCCGGACTTGAGAGGGTCCGTGAATCTGGCGGCAACGTCACGCTCGCGCTGAAGGAACTCGGCATCACGGAAATGCGCCAGTCGGATGTGATGCGCGCGGCAAGCGGCAACGCGCAATTGCTGGCGGACACCTTGCGCCAGTCGCGCAGCGCCTATGTCGAAAACAACGCGCTGATCAAGGAATCCGCGATCTTCTTCGGCACGACCGAGAACCAGATCAAGACGCTCGTCAACACCTGGAACGCGATGCGGATCATGATCGGGCAAGCGTTCATCCCTGTGCTTCAGGATGCGCTGAGCGCGATTCGGCCGTTCGTGCAGTGGCTTGCCGATTTGGCGAAGCAGTTCCGCGATTTGCCGGAAGGCACGCGTCAGACCGTGCTTGCGATCGCGGCGGCGGCGGCCGGTGCATGGATCGCCGTGGCGGCGTTCA